CCGACCTCTACGAGAAGAAAAGCGCGGTTGCGCGATTCGACTTAGTATGTCGGGGGTGGAGGGCAAGGCTATTACTGCGAATCTATCATCCACACGCAAAACGAACAAATCGAAAAGAAATGCCGTCCTGCATGTCCATAGTGGGAGACATGCGAGGGTCCCGGATCGGAAGCCCTCACGCGGTCACAAAAGTTGTAATGTGACTGCTACCCCTATCGTGCCCGTGGTTTCGGGGCGCGATGCTGAATCTCTCAAAGACCCATTAACACGCTGTCTTGACGTGATCCTGGACGTTTATCTCTTGCATGGGTTTGGTGGCCTTAGTAATGGTCACTCCTACGAGCATAAGAAAACGCACGTCCACTGGAAGCATTTGTGCGACAGTCTCGGTGATGTTCCTGATCCTTGGGCCAAAGTGGCCAAGTACAAGTTGGCGGCATACGCCGCCTTCCATCGGAACCAAAACGAGCTGCCTCCTTCACCTTTTCCAGTCGGAATCAAAGACAATCCAGGCGTATTGTTGGGCGGCGCGGCCATGCGGTGGTCGCGTCTTTTGCGCGCGAAATATGAACGAGAGCGCGAACCGAGTGCGGAGAATCCCTGGCTAACCTTTCTTGCCACCTTAGGTGGTAAGGGTGTCAAAACGGGGATGCCGCCGGTAAGCGATGCGTTCGTGGCGAAGTCGTTGGCGGGAACCATGATGCTCCTGACAGGTCCTGTCCAGGAAGTGCCTCTTGATCCTCTTCTGCGATATGGAGGTTTGGAGTCGGCCGACATAAAGGATATGGTGCGGTTTGAGATCAATCGTCTCGTTGACGAGGTCTTCAAAGGACATCGGTACGATCGTCGTACTGTCCAACCGTACTTTCCTAGTACATCGGCAAACTACAATAACTCCCGTTCGGAGATGGGGGCTGTGAAAACGATTCGTGACCTTATTCAGGCCGAGGAGTTTTTCACTGAAGATAAAGAGGCTGGACCTATTGTCGGGTTCTCTTCCGTTGCGGGTGAGGAGGCGCGATGCGAGTTTGGTGACCTGATTGATCGTAGAGTTGACGTTGTCGAACTCGATCGTCGGTTCACGGAACTGTACCGCACCTCTTTTGAACGCGCTTTGGAGGAACCTCCGGAGGTGGAGCTGGTTGGGTTGAAGGAACCGCTGAAGTGTCGCGTGATTTCCAAGGGTCCTCCGTTGACCTATTTCGTTTTACGACCAATTCAGAAGTGGATGTGGCATACCCTGCGGAGACACAATGTCTTTCGCTTGATTGGGGAGCCCGTCTCAGCTGAACTGGTCCATGACGTTTTGGGTCGGTTGGGGATGGACGAGGAATTCGTAAGTGGCGACTATGAAGCGGCAACGGACAATCTTTTGGTCTGGACATCAAATGAGGTAGCGGAGGCGTTGGGGAGACATGGTTTGGATAGAGAAGAGATGCTGCTCTTGAAGCGCTCGTTGACAGGACATACCCTCAATGGGTTGCCTCAAGTCCGAGGACAGCTGATGGGCAGTGTAACTTCGTTTCCAGTTTTGTGTCTCATTAATGCGACTCTCTGTCGTATGGCGGTTGAACGGTCCCGTAGGACTGATATCCCGCTTCGACAGCTCCCGATGTTGATCAATGGTGATGATTGTCTTTTCCCTTTGTGTGTTGACGACTATGCCTGGTGGAGTGCGCTGACGTCGTTTTGTGGGCTCAAGCGTTCGGTTGGAAAATGCTTCCGATCAAAGGAATTCGTGAATGTGAACTCGACCTTCTTTCTCTACCATCCTGAAAGATATGAAGGTGTTCTGGACACTTACGAGTACCATGATCCTCATTCGGTACCACCCCTGTCCCTAGAGGACGAAGACGATAGGCTTGCGCGATACGCGCGCCTTAAGGTCGAACGTCAAGATGACGTCTGGGATGTGGAACCGGTGTGGGAAGAAAAATGGCTTTACACCGATGCTTGGAGGGAGCGGGTCGCGACCCGAAGGGTGCAGAAGAAGCGCAAATTGGACTTTGTGCGCGTTCCTGCTATCAATCTAGGGCTTGTCGATGCCCGTACGGAGAAGGGTGATAAGGTTGGCGATGGCTATGGTCTTGGTGTCCTTGCTCAACAGTTGGTACTCGAATGTCCAACTTTGTTGCGTGAGAAAGTCCTCGACCTCTTTGTTCTACGTAACAGAGTTGCCTTGAAAGCCTGCCATGTCCCCTGGTACCTACCTACTTGGTGTGGGGGGTTGGGAATTCCTATAGTAGCACATCACAAACCTTCAAAGTTTGATCTGATGTGCCTCACGCGGCTGTGTAAGTCGCGAAAGTGGAAACCCATCCTACCTAAGCAGAATGCACCTTGGAATGTACGGAAATTGACCGCTCAACGGATCCCATGGACACCTTTGCGTGTACCAAAGGATGGAAGTTATGAGCGTGAGATTGAACAACTCGAACGATTGAATGGTATCCTTGCTGTGTCACTTCTATTCGAACCGAAGGTTACGGCCAAAGAGCTTTATTCGACAAAACGAACTAGCACTATGGCCCTTCGACGGAACGAGGCGATCTGGCGTGACTTGGAAACGTCCATAAAACGTAAGAGCGACGAGTTGTACCCTGTCGCGAACCTGCGACGACGTGGTTTTGGAGAGATCGTGGGGGGTTTGGTAATTGTCTCCCAGCATGACATTGCTAATTCTCCATTGGACCAGCTCGAAGAAAACTTCGACTAATTCTGAGTGGTCCTAGTAACCGTTGACTGATGTCTGATGAGGTCACCGGCGAAACAGAAAGCTATTATTGGACACGTGCATATGCAACTAGCCTCAAGCCTTGAATCTATT